CCTCCCAGCTCGCCGCCTGCTCCCAGCTCTCGATGTTCGTGCCCTTGAACTGCTTGGTCTCCCATTTGCCCTGTGCCGTCTCGTAGGTGATGCAGCGTCCCTTCGCACGTGCCTTTCCTTCCACGGCTGCTATGGCGGTCTCAAGCGTATAGTATCCGCTCTCCAGTGGAACCTGCTCCGTCACGTTATAGGTGTTGCCACCGCCGCTTCCGCTTATCTCCACCAGGTTCTCTTCCTCGTCGCTCCACACATACACCACGCCACCGCACACATACGCTTTGTCTTTCAGTACTTCCGTGCGCACATCGTTCATGTACATGTCTGCGCCAGGCCAGTTGTTGCAGTATATGTTACCATTCTTCCCGCAGAAGGATTTGTTCACCGTGTCATAGTACACACCGTCTATCTGGAGGCATGATATAAGTCGTATCTCCACGCCTTCCACCAGCCCGTCAAACCGCGCTGTCGCGCCGTTCCTTGCAGCCAGTGCCGTGTCCTTGTACTCCGATTCCACACTTTCTGCCTTTGCCACAGCAGCGTTGGTCTTCTGGGCGGCATCCGTGGCCTTGCTTGCCGCATCATTGGCAGTTTGGGCCGCAGACCCCGCTGTTGATGCTGCCGTATCTGCTTTCTTTGCCGATGCGTCAGCCACAGCAGCAGAAGCCTTGGCGACAGCTGCTGCATCTTCCGCAGGTTTCGACAGCAGTTTCAACGGGGCGCTCACCACCGTCTCGCCTCTCATGGCAGGGAGGCTCACCACACCGTCCAGCGTGCTCACAGCTTCCAGCTCGTCCACACTCTGGCTGTCAGTCTTTATCTGGTTCACCACATCCTGGACCAGTTCCTTTTTCTCTTCTTCTGTCAGTGCCATAGTCGTATATCTTTTTTGTTATGATTGTTTATTGATGATTCTTGCCGTATATTTCGTAGGCCAGCCGTTCAGCGTCTCGGTGCTGTCTGGGTCATACACCAGTAGCACCTCAAGCGTATCACCCTTGCCCATATCCAGAGTCTCGTAGTGTCCGCCATCCCAATGTACCATCACTGGCAGTTCCTCGGTGTTCCAAGGATATTCCTTTTTGCTGTCCTGCTGGCTATAGCGTCCACACACCTTGTAGTTGCTCGACCCTATATCGGCGATGATAGTTATTCTCATACAGAATGGGGTATCCTTTCCAATGGCCAAACCGTCCCTCACTTGCCATATCTTGGGCAATGCCACAACCGTAGAGCTTTGCGTCGCCTTAACGATGAAGCGGTTCGCAGCCTGCAGATCCATATAGCCGACAAACACCGTGTTCGCCTGGTCAAGGGCTATCTTTTTGTATGCATAGCCGTCCATAGCTCCGTTCAGCACGCCCGAACCTTTACCCGCAAAGGCGAAGTTTCCGTTCATGGAGTTTTCTATGTCGAACACGATGCCATACTTCGGGGATATGCCAAAATCGAAGTTGTAATCAGTGGCTGTATCCACCAACCGGCATAGCATAGGTTGTCCATAGTTGTTCCATGTGCCGAAGATGGCTTGCCGTCCCTTATCGTTGAACCCTATCATGTCATCATATAAGAACAGACCGTTTTCAGTATCCTTTACCTCTATTGTACCATCTTCGTTATAAATTACATCTGCACCACCTATATGCCCGTCTCCTATGCTGAAACCACCAATGGCTCCACCCTCAGCGTACACGTGGCCTCGGAATGTTCCATTAACAGCCTCGATGCTGCCGTCTTCCTTTACCTTGAAATAGCCGTTGGCCGTCACCAGTCCCTCCAGCTTGATATTGTCCGCCGTCAGCTTGATGACGGTTTTCTTATTTCCCTCAGCATCCGTTTCCTCTACGCCCACTCCTATCAGAGCCAGTTTGCCGTTTGCATCCTTAATATAGATTCCCGTACCTTCAGGTTGAATCATCAGCCCCGTCTCTTGCAGTGCTCGCTCGTCCTTGTCATACACGGCTGCCGATATTTTCACCAGTCGCTCAGATTGCTCGAACAATGTTTTGTACTTGTAAGTCAGCGCCTCTATCTTGTCCGTGCTCAGCACAAGCATATACAGATAGATGTCACCGTCAAACGCCAGCTTGAAGTCGCCCGTGCCGTTCCACAGTCCGCTGCAGGTGTATTGCACATAGCCGCCGGTAGCAGCGATTTCCTCGCTTACCTCCATACTGTTGAAGTCCGCAAAGCCCGTTTTGTCAACATTCTCAAAACCTATCTTCAGCGTGCCGGACTTTGCGCAGCGATAAAAGAAGCTCAGATACACTGGCAAGGCTTTCTTCTTCCCGTCGCTGTTTGTCGGAAAGGTCGGCACAAAGCGCAGATTCTCATGCTTCTGTCGGATATACTTGTTGCGTATCCGCACCACCTTGCGTCCCATGTCTGTCACCACGCTCGCACCGTCACCCTTCTTCGATAGTGCTGCGCCGTTGGCCCATATCCACCTGTTGCCGACGAGGAAGAACACCGTCTCATTCTCCGAGTTCCACTTCTCCAGTCCCGATGCAAACGTCGGGTTGTTCAGATAGCCCTTCTCGCTTAGGAAATCGTTCCTCACGCTGTCAATCGCGCTCTGCACTTTGCCCTCCGTTATCTCAAACCGAGTCTTCACGTCCTCGCCTGTCTCCAGCACGAAGGTTCCCTTCATATAGGCGTTGTCTGCATACAGTCCGTTGCCCCGTGGTTGGCGGTCTGCCGGAAACTTGTCGTCCTTAATGCCGTCCAGGTTACCGAGCCTTGCACGCAAAGCGTTGTCAAAGGTCTTGCCACTCACACCGTCCATCACATCAACTCTCGGCTGACCGTCCTCGGTGGCCGATATGAGCACCATATTCTGGCGGTCGGAGTTCGCCGTGTTGCCCATCAGCACACACTCATCACCCTCCTTCGGTTCCACGCCCTCGAACTCCTCCTTCACCACCACGATGCCAGTCTCCGTAACATCGGTCACTTCCACCCAGTAGCTCCGCATATCCTTGCCCGTGAACGTCTGGCAGCGCACCAGGTCGTGCTGTACAAACATATTCTCCTGCTCGAAGGTGATAAGATAGTGCTCGCCCGATTCCTCCACGGTCTTGATGCGTCCGTTGGCCGCGCTCACGCATATCTGACCGCCCACACTCCTCACCTTCTCGATGAGCAGCTCCAACACGGCCATCGTATGCCTCACCGTCAGTTTATCCACCGTCAGGTAGGTACGCCCATCCTCACCTTTCCACAGTTGAAACCCTGCGCCCAGCAGTCCGTCCACAAACTGCCCAGCGCTCCTTATGCTGTCCGAGGTCACGGAGTCAAAGGTCACACCATCAGTCTTTCTCACTGGCTGATTCAGATAATCATCAAACTCATGGTAATCCCACTTGTCTGCATTGTCTGCTTCCTTGGCGTGGTCCGCCTCCAGTGCATGTTTCGACTCATCTGCGTTCACAGCATGGTCTGCCTCCTTTGAGTGGTCTGCTTCCACCGCATGATCGCTGTCCGTGGCATGGACAGCTTCCTTCGCCAGTTCTGCGATGTCTGCCTTGGCCGCATGCGCAGCCTCCTTCACAGCCATGCCGCCGTAAGCGGTGCCGCTCGTTCTCAGTGCCGACGTACTGCCCTCGTTCTTTGGTTTCTTTATTACCTTGATGTCTATCATTGCTCAATCTCCTTAAGTGTCATTTCTGCATATCCTTCCTCAAGGTTGCGACTGATGCCCTGCACGAAGAAGGTTTTATCCATTATGGGATGGCGATAGTGAGCGAACAAACTCACGATGCCACCATCTGTATCCGTCAACTTCTGCGTCATAACAACCCTTGGTGCATGCCACTCTTTATAATAGTAGTCCACATACAACTGCTCAGGCTTAGCGCTCATACCCCTCGAATAGTCATATACCGCCAACAATCCCTCTCCTGTCAGCGTGTTCAATGGGGTGCTCATCTTCACGCTGTCCGTCACGTCCAAAGCCTGGCACTCCGCTGCTGTCAGTGCTGAGTTTATCTTCATTTCGATGTCATCCTTCACGTTCACAAAACTCTCCTTTGTGTCGCTCATGTAAACGAGGTCGTTATCACCAGTGTTGTTCACCAGTCCGTTGTCGCTATATATCTTCACTTCAAACTGCTCTACCATGATGCTGCTCACGTGTGCCAGCAGTGGTATCGTTGTACTGTTCCATTTCGTGTGTCTGAACCACGTCTTGTGCCGTCTCGTCACCACGTCCCACAATGCGTTCACTGGTCCCAGGATCATAAACTTAACCCTACCGCTCACTTTATCTGCCTTCTTGATTGGTATCGCTATACCCTCTGCATCGATGCCGAGCTCATAGTTCACGTTGTTTTGCAAATCGAACTTGGTACCAACTATCTTGTCACCGATTTTCGGGTCAAAACCTATCGTAAAACACTGCTGGTAGTATTCGTCCTCATTGGAACACTCCTCCAGCGTCTTGTACTTCCGCCACTCGAAGTCCGTCACCTGTCCTTCTGTGCCTTTTTCCACCACACACTTATCCCCTATTATCAGCATACATGCCAGTACACCCACCTTTGATATATGGTCGCTGCCGTCTCCGATGGCACTATACTTGAACTCATACAACTGAGGCCCGGTATCCGTAAACGGAACAAAGCCGTGCGCCGTTTCCATATCCCATGCCACTGTCTCATTAGGCAATGCTGCCTTCCACCACTGCTGCGTGTAGTATCGCCCGTCACCGTTGTTTCGGCTCGGTACCGTCATGCCCAACCATTTTTTGATACCTGAAAACAGTGGGTTGTTTCCCCATATTCCACCGTCATAGTTGTATATCGCTTTGTAGGTGTCCGTCAATGCCATCACAGGGTTCAGCACCAGTTTTCCGCTCAACACGATGTAGTTCGTCGTGCCCTCGTCTGTAGGCGAAAAGACACCACCAGTCATGCTACCGTTATACACTGCCCTCGGTATGCCTGCCTTTAGCGAGTTGGTATTAGGATAGGTAGTTGCCTCCTTGTCATCACAGTTGCCGTTCACACTCACTACCAGGTAGTTCGTCATTTCCACTTTCGATGTCGGGGAGTTGTCCTTTCCGTCCGTTTTCTTCTCCACCTTACCAAGTGCCATGATGGCAGCACCCTGGTTCTTCGCCAACCAGTTCGGCAGTATATGTTGGTTTCGCCCCTCACTACAGTATTCCTCCATCAGGTTACCGCTCCCGCTCTTTGGGAACAGCCACTGACTGTTGTTCATCATCTGCACATACCAGTCAGTTACACAACCACCACTATAGGAGGTTTCCTGTCCGTGAGTCATTGCGTCAAAGGCATTTATTGCTTTCGAACCCTCACCATCACTGCTGTATTCCGTCATGTACTTCTGCTTGTTGCTGAAGGGACTTTTCAGAAGATCGTTGTCAAGCGGACTCTCTATCACACTCTCCATACTCTCCACCTTGGCAGTCAGCATAATTTTATTGTACACCTCCCCTACGCTTATCGTCGTATCCGTGTCTGTCACCAAACCTGTCACAATGTCCGTTGTCTGCCGGGCCGTCGTCACGCTTGCGCCAGTCAGCAAATCTCGCCAGTATATGCGTTCGTCGCCCTTCACGCTCTCCCAGGAGAACAGATAAAACGTGAACCCATCCTGCACGATGTGGAGGTTCAGGTACTTCAGTATCTCCTCCAACACCTCATCCTGCTGCCATACATCATCCTCCTCATCACCAAGAAAAAGCAACTCGCTCACCGTCAGCTGCCCGAATATCGCATAATGGTTACCAGCCAAATCATCCACAGCCTTACTTCCATCGTATAGGTAGCGCATGGCATTACCACCCACGATGTCAAGCTCAGCCGTCACTCCGCCCAATATCTCTTTCAGCATCGCCAAGAATGTGCGCTGTTCCGCCTCCGCCTTTACTACATTATACAGTACACCGAGCGAGCCGACATCACGATATTTAGCATATTGCAATGCCGTCAGCGCATCGATGCAGCTCAACTCTATCTCGTCAAACTCCTCGTTGTAGCCCTGCGAATAGCTCTGCGGTTCGATAAATCCGGCAAAGAGACATTCCCCCTCACGGTAGATGTTCACCACAGCGTCACGGCATGAGGCACAAAAGAAGTCCGGCACGAAGTTCCGCGCCAGAAGGCGTACAGTAGCCTGCTGGCAGAGCAAGTGGTCAAACGTATCGTTCACTTGACTCGTCAGTTCCACTGGATCATCAGTAAACGACAGTTCCCCATCCTTCTCACCAATGACAGTTTCCTTAGTACGGTCACCACCAGTCAGTATATGCACCTCGATGCGCTCTTCCCTTTGGTTGTAAAAATGTCCGTGCAGATACATGCTCCTTATATTTTGATGTTTGTTCCTTTTCTATTTATTCTCGTCTCGTTGGCAAGCACCGCCACAAGGTCTCTGCCTTTAACCTTCAGCTCGTACACACCGCCACCTCCGCCGCCATTATTACCGATAAGCGACTTCAATTTGTTCAGCGGTGCTATCACCTCCGGGTTGCTTTTCGCTCCAGCATACTCGCCCATCAGCGCCAAGGTCGGGCCATACACAATACCGCCGTTGGCGAATGGTGTCACGGCAACCGAAGCAACAAGCCCTTGCATCATGGCTATAAATCCAGCTGCGATGCCAGCACCAGCAAACGGAATGTAAGCGTGTGCAGCCATAAACTCTGAAGCTGCAAGTTCGCGGTACGCCATCGCCTCTGCCTTTACTGCCGCCATCGTAGCTACCGATGCCGCCACCTCTGCAGGGGCTGCCGCTACTTTTGCCGTAGCAGCTGTGGTCGCTGCCACTCCACTTGCAGCGGTCACAGTGTTGGAGACACTAGTCACGGCGGTCAAGGTCTGAATAATTGAGATAATGCCGTTGATGCCCTCATATATCTGAATGGCAGCGTCGACAACACCTGTTATTGTGGACCATGCATCACGGTTGCCTTGCAGCGCATCGGTGATCGAGGAGACACCATTGCCCACACCCTTGACCGTGCTCCACGACTTACCTAACGTGACATTGCTTTTGCGGATGCGCTTCTCGTAATCCTCATAACTGCCGATGAGCTTCTGTATGGAGGCTCGCTGCGACTCGTCCATAGGACTTTTCGTGTCAGCCAACATATCCTGGAGTTCCTTGATGCGTTTCTTCACACCATCAAGCCCAATGGCTTTTAGCTCAAGGGTAAGCGGCTTGCCCTCCATACTGTCGAGTTTCATCACTTCCTCCTCCATCTCGGGGATACGTGCGAGCTGCTTCATGGAATCGCGCTTCTTCTCCAACTCCAGCACCGTGCGCTGGATGCCATCTATCTCCGATGCGCTGGCTTTTTTCTGCTTTGCCTGATAATAACTGACGGCATCGTCCAGCGACTCCATGGTGTTCAGGCGCGAGATATCCTCGGGTGCCTTCAGTTCATCAAGTGTCTCATCCCACCTTTTCTTCAGTTCGTCCAAGGCGTTGATCTGTTTCTGGATCTCCACGCGCTCCGTCGCAGTGGCGGTTTTCAGCAGGTCGGCATAATGCAGCAACTCGCCTTCGAGTTGTCGATAGGTCTGGATCTTCTCAATAGGGATGCTGACGTGGGTGTTGAGCTCAAACGCATTCTTCAACTCTTCAAGAGCGTCAATCTGCTTCTGAATCTCCACGCGCTCCGTTGCGGTGGCAGTCTTCAACAGACTGGCATAATACTGCAACTCGCCTTCGAGTTGCTGGTAGGTCTGTATCTTCTCGATACGAATACCGACGTGTGCATTGCGTTCAAACGCCGTTTTAAGGTCGTTCAAACGCTGTATCTCCATACCAATCGCCGCAAGCTCACTGGCAGACGCTCTCTCACGGAGCCCCTGCTGGTAGGACAACTCTGCGTCAATGTCCTTCAAGGTTCTCAGCTCGCCGGGGCGGCTGGCCGCCTCCTGCAAGTGCGTGATGGCATCCTGCTGCTTTCGAAGGGCAGTGATTTTCCTTGAATATAGCGCAATGGCCGCGGCGTCTGTTCCATTAGCGGTTTCCAGCTTGTTTTGGTAATACTGTATGTTGTTACCAATCTCTTTGTAACTCCGAGCGTTGGCAATGAGGTTTTTGCCGCTGAATCTATCCTTGGCCCCCGTCTTGCCATCGCCGCTTCCACTATCAGTAGCCGGGGCGTTCAGTTTCTTGTTCCTGGCCAAGGCTGTCTTTGCATTCTTGGTCTTGGCCTTGGTATTCGCATCCGTAGCCTTGGTATTCGCATTCAGATCTGCCGTCTCTTGAGCGATACCATTATCCTTGATGCCAAAAAATGTCTTCACCCACTCCCAGGCCTTCTTGATTACCTCGCTTGCCTTCTCAAATGCCTTGACGAGATAGTCCCACACGGCACCGGCCAATTTCTTCACTGTGGACCAGAGTGCGTCGCAGTTCTTCCGGAAGCGCTCATTGTTTTTATATGCGGCCACCAGCATGCCCACCAGCGCCGACACTGCCATCACGACGACACCGATGGGGTTGGCGCTGAGAACCAGGTTAAGGGCGACTTGTGTGGCTTTCCAAATACTAGAGGCGACTGCCACCGCTTTGGAGGCGGCCGCCTGCGCGAGCGTGGCCACCTTCATGGCTTTCAGCCCGGCCACCATGGTCTTGACCCCGTGGCTGAGCTGCACAATACCCATCAGTGCGGTACCACTATTGGCTATCCATTCCACATACGGGCCGGAACTGCTGGCCAGGGCGCCGGCCCAGTCCATCAGGGCGTGCATCTGGTTGGCAAGAACCATCCGCAGGCTCTCCCCGGTCGATGACATGTTGTCAAAAGCCTCGTCCATCTCGCCAGCCGAGTCCGCCATCGCACCGATGTTCTGCGAGAACTTCTCTTTTTGCTCGCCAGTCAGCGAGCCAAGCAGACGCATGGCCTCGGCACTTCCGAAGAGCTGGCCGTAGATTGTCTGGCTGAGTTGCCCAGTCTTGGCGGCATATTCCTGGATACTCGCGTCGAGACCCAACAGAAAGTTCTCCAGTCCACCGGCGGCCTGGATGCTCGCCGCATTAAAGCCGATCCCCATCTCGTTGGCGGCCTTGGTCGCCTCGGCAGATGGTTTGATAAGGGAATTGAGCACCGCCGCCAGCTGGGTGGAGACTTCCGCCGTGTTACCAGTCACGCCTGTCGTGGTGGCAAACACCGCCATCAACTCGTCCATGGAGACACCGAGCTGCGATGCGCTACCGCTGACAAGGGGCAGTGCCTGGGCCAACTGCTCAAAACTGGTCACACCGTTTTTGGCAGTCATCTGTATCTTGTCTTGGATGTTTCCCGCCTGATCCCATTCCAAGCCGTAGTTCTTGATAAGCGTCGAGGTGACGGTTACGGTCTCGCCCAGGTCGGCGATGCCCCCCACCGCACTGCGGCTCGACTTGTTGAGAAACTCAATCCAGTTATCCTCGGGAACGCCATTGGAAATCACTTGGTACAAGCCATTGGCCAGCTCCTCCCTGGCAAGCGGTATATTCTTGCTCAGTTCCACCACCTGCTGGGTGAGCGCGTCAAACTCCGCACCGCTCTTGCCTGCCATCGTGTTGGCACTGCGCATGGCCGTCTCGAAGCTCTCGAAAGGCCCGGCAAGTCCGTTCACCATGTCACCAAGCTCGCGGATCGAGCGTACCGCCGCGTCAAGGACGAGGCTCTTCTCTGCCATCTCACGGAGATGGTTGCCCGTGGAGACGGCCGTAGCGCCTACCTCGTCAAGGACCTTGTCAAGACCTTCCGCTTCCACGGTCAGCTGCTGGAACACGCCACCATCATTGCTCTTGATCTTGATTTGAAATTCTACTGCCTTTGCCATGTTATCCTTATTTTAACCCGAAACGCTGCTTGGCGGCCTCGAATCGGGCGTTGAATTCCTCCTTGCTTACCTCCTCACGCTCCTCGGGGGGCTGTTCATCGTCCCATGGCAGCGGTAGGATTTCATGCGGGCGGAGAGTACCTTTCGCATAGGGCTGAAGGACGAAGAGCGCTGATACGCGCGTGCGTTCCCAAGCACTGCGCTCCGCATCACGCCTGATTTCCGCCCATCGCTCCCAAGCCTTGTAAAACTCAGACGGGGTGCATCGCTCAAAGTCCTCCCTACTCATCCCGATACACCCCATCGCAACGCCGAGCAAATCCTCGACGCTTACTTCGTCGTCTCCTGTTGCGGAGGCGTTTTTTTTTCGCTATCCATGGATGCGTAAAAAGAGTTCACCGTGTCGGGTTCCAGAAGGTCGGCAAAGGTCTCGAAGTCGTAGGTAAACGCTACCTTGTCGGCGTTGCACGCGCTCTTCACGCAGCAATACACGAACTGCATCAGCTCGGAGATATCACCCTTTTCCAGCCGGCTCACGTCCTTGCCAGTCTCGTTCTTGAAGCGGACCATGGCACCCATGGTCACACGGCAGGGATATTCCTTGTCGCCCAGTTTGATTTTCACTACATTCATAAGCCTATACTGTGCCAGCCGCTTCGGTGATGCCCGTGCCCACCTTCTCCACCTTGCCGCAGTTCTGCAGCGTAATCGAATACTTCGCATCATCGCCAGCCTGGGCGTCGAGGTCCAGGGAGGTGATCAGATACTTGCCCTGGTAGCCGCCAGCGGCCTTTCCAGTGCGCTTGTCACCATCGCGCAGGTTGTAAGCCGCATCCACGGGTTCACCCTTCAGCATGGCGTCCTTCACCTGGTCATACGACGGAACCTCATCGGTGCCATCCGTCAGCACCACGCCGTCGGCGGAAATCTGCTCTGAGAAACTCTTCACATACGATTCCTTCCACTTGCCACCGGATGCCTCTTTCGTCACGCGCTCGCCAGTTTCGGCCGAGGTGGAAACTTTGCAGCCTGTCGAAAACCCGAGGGCGTTCCCACCCATGGACAGAATCAAGTCCGTGCCGTCCAATACACTTTTTGCCATATCTTTCTTGTTATGATTGTTAATACTATGCCAGCCAAGATGCCAGCTATAAAAACACTCCAAACGGGCCAAGTCTTCCAGGATCTCAACCGCTCCTCCTTCAGTATCTCGCTGCTACTGCGCAGGTGCGAGTTGGCCACGCTCAGCCGCTCGTTCTCGGCCTCGTAATAGGCACACAGGCGCGACAGACTGTCACAACCGCTCTCTATCAGCAGCGTCGGCATGCCGCCCTTTTGTCCTTTCCGCACGATGGCCTTCACGTGGGCACGTCCGGAGCTCGCCACATACGACGCACCCTCAGGCAGATGCCACAGGGTCGTGTCAAGTGCTATCGCCAGCCGGGCCGTGTCCGCGGCCACCGGCTCCGTCCAAAACGTCTGCCGCACCGTCCTCACGTCCCTTGACACGCTGTCCCTTGCCTCCGCGCTTGCCGCTTGCCTTTCGGCGCTCGTCACTTTCCGCGTCGAGCCGCAGCTCGCTGCTGACAGGGCAATTGCCACTGTGAGGGCAGCGCTGAATAGCCTGAATAGCCCTCGTGAGGCGGTTGAGCGCATAGCGTATCTGTTTGTTCTCGGCGCCCAGCCCCTCCATTGCTTTCGTACTTTCATCTACTTTCTTCTGCGTCGCGAGCAGCTCACGGCTGATATCCTCGTACATCAATTTGTATGTGTCATGCACGCTCTTCGCCGACTGAGCCGACTTCACCTTGCGGTTCGCGACCCAAGCGATGGCGGCACCTATGCCGCCCGAGGGTATAGCCCATTGCAGGATCTGCATGATAGTCTCCGCCATCCCTTGTCTGATCTTTTGGTTATTTTGTCGTACTTACTGTCTGATACCGATGCTGCGTAGCCATGCCTGCACGTCAAAGCTGGGACACGCCTTGCTCACGCCGGGCAGCTCACCATGGCCAACGATACGGACCTGGGGGAAACGCTTGTGAAAGCGTCGCACATAGTCCGCCATCGACCGAAGCTGGGCGGCCGTGCGGGTGTCCTTCGCCGTCTTGCCGTCCTTGGCCAGGCCACCGGCATACACCACGTGGCGGCTCACGCTGTTGTACCCACGCGCACCGTTCGTCACCTCCCAGGGGTCCACCTCGGCATCCTCGTTGTTGCCAACGAGCCGCTCCACGGTGCCGTCCAGACGAATCAGGTCCGTATAGCCCACTTGCTTCCAGCCACGGCCGCCATTGGCGACGGGAGCCGTGTGCCAGAGGCGGATGTCCGCCCCCGTCACCTCGCGCCCCTCGGGAGTCGCCGTACAGTGAAGCACCAGATACTTCATCCTCACCATGGTTACACAGCCTTGTAGCCACTCATCACCACGACACCGGCATCCTCCTTCTTTGGCATACAGATGAAGCGGTGGCGGAAGTTGATTTTGTTGCGCTGATACTCCGGGTCGTTCTCTGCAGGCGCCCAGTACATCTTCGTCGAGCCGGTGGCCTTGAACACGCGGGCCGTATAGAAAGCGAACGAAGCCTGGAACTCTCCTGCCACTGCCGCCGTGCCAAGGTCCTTCTTCGTGCCAGCCTGGGTATAGATGGGATTGTTGGCAAACTCGTAGATGTCGAACCCGTACAAGCGTCCGACAGTTCCGTCGTTACGGTTGATGTTGTACTGTTCGCGGAATGTCTGCTCAATCTCCAGAAGGTCGTTGATGTGGTCCGAGCACAACACAAGCCGGCGACCCTGGGATGGCACTTTCAGAGCGTCCATCTGGCGCTTCGCGCTGAGCAGGTCGGTCTTGGTCATCTTCAAGCGTCCTGTTACAGGGTCCTTCTCACCAGTGGTTTTCAGCACAGGCGTCTTCTCCGTATTCTGCTTCGCACAAAGCGCATGGGCAGCCTTCGCAAACTTGGCATCGTTGATGGCGTTGCCATGGGATTCCTTCACTCTTGACATTTTGTCGTAACTGATGGCATAGAGCTCATCATCGGTGATGGGAGTCACCTTGGTCTGGAACTTGTCAAGCTGGATGGCGATGTCCTTGTCGCTAAGTGCCTGCAAGGGGATTGGGTAGGTCGTGTTGTTGACAAGCACCTCGGGATCGACGCCTACCTCCACCAGATGGATGACATCGTTGTCAACGACGCTTGAGGCGTCAGGAATACCCTCAAGCCAAGTGGCTTCCAAGCCACGGCGGAGGTATTTGACCAACTCGCCCGTCCAGATCTCCTTGTAAACCCCAGCGCGCAATGCGCCATGGGCAACCTCGCCGCCCACCATGGAGGCGATACAGTTCATGCCCAAAGCGCCCGCCACGGGTGAGAAGCCAAGGGCTGCGGCGAAGGCGCTGCCGGTGAGACAGTTGAAAAGTACTGCCAGCGCCAGCGCGAGCATTTTGTTTGTTTTTGTTTTCATACTTCTTGTTTTTATTGGTTTTGCTAGAATTCACACTCCATGCCGTACTCCTCTTTGTAGAGTCGCTTGTACTCATCGGGCCGCTCCTTGCGGAGCGTGGTAAGTTGGCCTGACGGCACGTCGCTCAGCTTCTTATAAGTAGTGGGCTCTGTCGCCGCCCCACCTTGATGTCCGATGACTGAACTGAGCTTCATTTGTGGGGAGATGGCGGAGAGGATACTCTCCAACTTCTCCTGGCCGACCTCCTTGCCAAGGTTGATAAACTCATCCTTCTTGTCAGGGGTGATACGCTTCTCTCCTACCGCTTTTTCCACGGCGGCCGTGATACTGGCCAGCGTGAGGGCAGCGTTCTTCTGCTGGAGCCGCTCGTTCTCCTCCTTCGCGGTTTTCAGTTCGTCGAGCTTGGCGTTGATCTCCGCCTCCGTCGCCGTTGCCGGCAGACCCAGTTGCATGGCAACCATTTTCTGTTCCATTTGCTTTTGATTGTTATTGTTCAACATGGGCAAAGGACACTCGCTGTCCTTGCCGAGAGTGATTTTCTTGCCGTCTTTCTGCAACACGATGGCGTCGTCGTTGGATCCGACGTCCACCAGACTGACCTCGAACAGCTTGCTCTTGGTGACGGTAGGACGGGTCTGTCCTTGCACCAGCAACTCGGGGTCCTCGCTCGTCTCCAGGATGTCGAGCCCTGCGCTCACCATTTTTAGACTGCCGAACTCGTACTGCTTCTTACAGCGTATGGACAGCTCGGAGGCCTCGTCAAACATCAGTTCGCCAGTCACCTCGCCATCCTCCACCTTCAAGTCCTTCACGTAGCCTATCACATTTCCACGCTCGTGCATGTATAGCAGGACGGGGTTGCGCTGGTACTGTTCCACGTTCATGCCAGCCGTCAGCACTCTTGTCCCGTAGCTGTTCAGGCTGTCGTTGGTTATTCTGACGCGTTTTCCTTTACTCATATATCATTGTCATTTTCTGGGCAGTATTGCCCGATTCGCGGTTTCCGAGTGCAATATTACGAGGTAATTGTCAACCCGCCAAAAAAGTGTGCAATGGTTGCACACTTCTATGAAACCATTGCACACTTTTTTGGCGGGACACTGAAATCGTGGCACTTTTGCACAAGAATTCGGGGCGTGGTGTGTCCCGAAGTGAACAAACAACCTTTTTAAACATGACAAAGGCAGATATAGAAAAGAAGAAATCGCTGGCACGCACGCTCTATCTCTCGGGAATGGAGCAGCAGGAAATCGCGGAGAAGGTGGACGTGTCGCGCGTCACCATATCCAAGTGGTGCTCAGCCGACGGGTGGAAAGAGGCGCGGGCCGCCAAGAACATCACACGCCCGGAGTTGGTGAACAAATTGCTGCTCACCATCGACACGCTCATTACGCAAGTGAACAATTCCAACGACCCCGCTCTCATAGCAGGGCTCGGTGACAAGTTGGCCAAGCTCTCTTCGGTCATCGAGAAGCTCGACAAGAAGGCCAACGTGGTGGATGCCATCGAGGTGTTCATGGCGTTCTCCAAGTGGTTGGAGTACCGCTCGCAGACGGACCCCGACGTGACTCCCGAGTTGATGCGCGTCATCAACAAGTACCAGGACATGTACATCACGGAGCAGATGGGCATCAAATAGCGGAGGCAGCCTATGGCAACAGCAGCAGAGAAGAAAAAGGCATACGAGGAGTGGAAAGAGCGGTGCCGGCAAGTGCAGGCCATTACGGACACGTCCCTTCTGAAAAGCGAGACGTCCGTGGAAAGGGACCAGCGCATCAAGCGGCTGCTCAACAACTATGCAGCGTTCTGCGAGTATTACTTTCCACACTTCCTGCAATTGCGTGACAAGACGACCGGTGAGGTCATACGCACCATTCACAACGCTCCGTTCCACAACGAAGCTGCACGCAAGGTCCGAAACACGCCCGACTTGAAGGCTGTATTCATGTGGCCACGCGGTCACGCCAAATCGACCCACCTTGATGTATTCACGCCGCTCTGGTTGATGTTCCAACCGAAGCGGCTTATCAACTTTATGGTGGTTGTCGGGAAGTCGGAGGACAATGCCGACCGACTGCTTGGAGATATTCAAGCGGAACTGGAATACAACCAGCGTCTCATTGCCGACTTCGGACAGCAGAAGAACGACGGCGGATGGCAGGAGGGCGAGTTCAAGACAAAGAGCGGTGTGAAGTTCCTTGCCTGCGGTCGTGGACAGTCGCCTCGTGGTCTGCGTGACCGTGAATCCCGTCCTGACTACATCGTCATCGATGACCTTGACGACGATCAGCTTTGCAAGAACGACAAACTCGTACATGACCTCACCGACTGGGTGAAGGAGGCTCTCTTCGGTGCGCTTGATGTGGGCCGTGGACGCTTCATTATGGTGGGCAACCTCATCAGCAAGAACTCTGTGCTCTACAATCTCTCACGTACAAAGGGAGTGTTCCTTTCTAAAATCGTAGCGGTCGATCGTAACGGAGAACCGGTATGGAAGGAGAAATGGACCAAAGAGGAGGCGCAGGCTTACCGCGACTTCGTGGGCTATCGTGCCTGGGAGAAGGAGATGATGCACAACCCTATCGTGGACGGTACGATCTTCCGTGCGGATTGGATTCGATACAAGCGTTTGCCAAAGCTCGAAAAGTACGACATGATTGTGTGCTATACCGACCCGTCGTTCAAATCGACAACCTCCAACGACTATAAGGCATCCCGCGTTTGGGGAAAGATTGGCTCGGAACTGCATCTCATAGACAGTTTCGTGCGCCAGGCGACAGTCAGCGAGATGGTTCGATGGCTATACGACCTCTACGAGCGTACACGCGACACGGTGGCTATTCAGTTCTTCATGGAAGCGAACTTCATGCAGGATGTGATTTTGGACGAGTTTGCCGTGGAAGGTGAGCTGCGTGGCTACCAGCTGCCCATCATGCCAGACAAGCGAAAGAAGCCAGACAAAATCCAGCGTATCGAGGCGGTCAGTCCTCTTTGGGAACGTGGCTTTGTCTGGTACAACGAGCGCAAGAAGGAAGACCCCGATATGCAGGTGGGCATAGAACAGACGTTGGCGTTGGAGCGTGGCAGCCGTGTGCATGACGATGCGCCTGACGCTGATGAAGGCGCTATATGGATACTCCAGCGCAATACAAGACAGGAAAGTTTCAAACCGGTGTTCGGCAAAAGACCGACCGCCAAAAACATTTGGTAACAATGATACAAGTAATAAAGGACATTATCTGGGGATGGCAGTGCAAGCGTGCCATCAAGAAAGCCAACAAACTCTCAAAGCTGCTTGGCATGAAGTATTATGTGATTTACATGAACGGATCGCTGAAGGTCGTACCGAAACGCACCATCCGCGAACTGGTTGCCAAGCACCGCTTCCGTAAGGGTGTAAAGGTTGCCGACATCGAGCGTCGTGCCATTTATGTGACGCATTAGGAAGGAGGCTTACTATGTTTATCACGGAAGAGGACTACAGAGTGGTCATAGGCGAAAATGCGCTGAAGGTCGTGTCGCAGGCATCGCAGGAGATACGCGACAATGCGGAACTGGAGGCTTGCGAGGAGATTGCCGGCTACCTCAGACCAAAATACGACACGGAAGCGGTGTTCTCGGCTGAAGGCGAAAACCGCAACCGTTTGGTAGTAATGTATGCCGCCGACATTGCGCTCTATCACATGATTGCCGCTATGCCCCAAAAGATGGGCAGCGAAATACGCAAGGAGCGCTACGAGCGAGCCATCAAATGGCTGGAGGGCGTGCAGGCTGGCAGAATCATCCCGGACTTGCCCCTCGCCACCGACGGGGACGGCACGCCAACAGGCGACTTGCTATTGTTCGGTTCACAGAAACAATTACGACATAACTGGTAACGCTATGGATATAAAGAACTTTTTCAGCGGTATGTTCGGAGGTGGCAGTCAAAATATACTGCACACGCCAAACGGGGACTTCAACCTTGCGAAGTCGTCTGACCGCAAGCGCATAAAGAAGATGGTCATCGAACTGCAACGCACCACCGATGCGCTTACACGCAGGGACATTGCCGACTGGCGCAACGCCTGGCAGATGGCTATAAATGTGGACAACCCGAACCGCCAACGTCTCTACGACATATACCGTGATGTGGATATTGACCTTCACCTATCGGGCTGTGTTCGCCAGCGTGTAGGATTCGTCATGGCGAAGTCCTTCAAACTGGTCGATGCAAAAGGTAATGAGAACGAGGAGGCACACCACTATTTCGACCAGGCTTGGTTCAAGCAAATGCTCGAATACGCGCTTGCCGCCAACCTCTGGGGGCACTCGCTCATCGAACTTGGCGACCTCACCACCGATGGCGACGGATGTCCTTGCTATACGGATGTGAAGCTCATTCCACGGAAGCATGTCATTCCGGAATACGGCCGTGTGATTCAACAGCTCTGGCAGGACTGGACTACGGGCATAGACTACCGCTCCGCACCTTTCACCGACTGGCTCATTGAAGCCGGACGGCCTGACGACCTCGGACTGTATCTGAAGGCTGCCACGCAGACCATTCCAAAGAAAAACATGTTGGCATTCTGGGATTCCTTCGGCGAAATCTTCGGAATGCCCATGCGTATTGCACGCACCACCTCACGCGACCCCAAGGAAATGGGACGACTTGAACAGATGCTCAAGGGTGCCGGGGCAAGCCAGTACATGGTGGCTGGGCAGGACACGGAGATTGAGTTTGTGGAGAGTGGCAAGGGCGATGCCTTCAATGTCTATGACAAGCGCATCGATCGTGCCAACTCGGAACTGTCAAAGCTCATCATCGGGCAGACGATGACCATCGAGGACGGCAGCAGCCTCTCACAATCAGAAACACACCTCGAAGTGTTCGAGAACCTGGTGGAAAGCGACTGCACCATGTTGCGCGACATCGTGAACAACCAACTTATCCCACGCATGGTAAAGCACGGCTTCCCTATCAAGGGACTGCGCTTCGAATGGAACGATGCCGTCGATTACACACCGGAGCAGCAGGTGGCATACGAAACCATGGTTGCCGACCGCTACGAAGTGGACCCATCCTACTTTGCAGAGAAATACAGTATGCCTGTAGGCGAACGACGCAATGCTCAGCCCATGCTACCCGGTGGCAGTGACGATGATGGCGACGAGGGCAACAATGAGCCACAAGACGATGACGACAAGAAGAAAAAGCAGCTGCAAAACGCACACGGCTCTTTTTTCGATTAAGCCCCAGCGATTACCTGGGGCTGCACCAACGCTATGCCGAAATATTAGGCAATGATATTTCTGTTTCTTCGTTATGCCTTAGTAAAAAGGAAGAGGAAATTGATACCATTGCTAAAAAATGGGCAAGTGTCATCAGTAATAAGTATGCAAGAGAAGATGCAGAAGAGGCTGCAAGAATTGTGCTAAGAAGTGGGATTGTAACAGAACTACCAGAGTTGCGGGAGGCGGATTTAGGAGGAAAAAAACGTTATTTTGGACTAACAAGGGCACAATTCCACGCGGCTATATGCGAAGGAGACACAGGTTTTATCAAAGTGAACAAACGGGCTTATAAAACATGGGAAAAGGATTCTGACGATGCAATCCGTGGAGGATGGCATGCCCAAAGAAACACAATCCTGCACGAATTGGGGCATTATATCGACTTTTGTAATGATCCCGATTTCTTTCGTTCGGTCGAACACGAATGGAGCTTGGATAACGTAGATAAGAAACTTGTCAAAAAGCAACTGTCCGAGTATTCACTTACCAACCGTGCCGAGTTCGAAGCGGAACTGAACTCAGCAATACTAAGTGGAAAGGTTTTCTCTGAGGATATACTTTCGCTATCACACATGAAACAAACAAAAACATCTATTGCCAAGCAATTACTTGACTACGGCTCTGGAAAGAATGTGTGTCTTCCGAGTGAAGAGGTTAGCAAGAGCTTCAAGGATGCGATGAAAGTTGTATTCAACCAAAAGGGTGGTTCTTTCTCAATTGACATCATGGCAGATAGCAAAGTTCAAAATCTGATAGAGGCTCATACTGATGTGCTCAACAGAAATATACAACGCTTGGAGATGTCTGACACCATGCGCAAGCGGCTTACACGCTCCAACTATATCTTCTCAGGCATGAAGACGTTCCACGAACTCAACGAGGCGTTCCCTTCATTGCTCGATTCTAACGGCAACAGAAAGACGTTCGAAGCCTTTTTGAATGATGTTCGGAAGATAGACAACACCTACAACTCCAACTACCTCCGTGCGGAGTACAACTTCGTACAGTCGTCTGCGGAGATGGCCGCCAAGTGGGAACAGTTCTCGGAGGACGGAGACCGCTACAACCTCCAGTACCGCACGGCAAACGATGGCAAGGTGCGTCCGGAACACGCTGCGCTAAATGGCGTGACGCTTCCACCGTCAGACCCATTCTGGGAGGAATACTATCCACCCAACGGATGGAACTGCCGTTGCACCGTAGTGCAGGTGCGCAAGTCCAAATATCCTGCCACACCCCACGATGAGGCAATGGCACTGGGCGAGGAAGCGCTGCAACGTGACACAAAGGGTATCTTCCATTTCAATCCAGGAAAGGAAAACAAGACCATACCCGACTACAACCCCTACACTATTCGTCGATGCCGTGACTGCGACATAGCAAAGGGTAAAATCAAGTTGGCGAAATTCATTCCAGAGAATGAGTTATGCGCAGCGTGCAAATATTTACGAACTTGTTTGGAACACAAATATAGCGATGGTTTCCGCAACTACAAGAAAGAGGTTACGAATTCTGTCACAGCCATAGACGGCAAGGAATGTGCAAACTTACAAACAGGACAGTTCTATCAGACAAAGAAATCATTCAAACGAGGTATTGCACACGCCTATACGGTCGAGGAGGTTGAAATGTTTGAGACATTCAAGGATTATGCTTCACGAATGACATTCGTCCGCCACAGTCCACTTGGGGAGGTTAAAAATATGACCGACCCGAAAGACATTGCTAACATTCAAAAAAAGATACACCGTGGCGTTACTGGCTACAATGTATATGAGGTTACTATCGGTGATGAATTGTGGGAATTAAAAACAGAAGTGTTCAAAAACAAATCGGAGACACTATATGTAGCAATAAGAAAAGGATAAACGACTGTCCAGCGAGGTTCACATACCCCCATTAGGAATCAGAAGCCTATCCTTTGATGCAAAGGTAATAACAAATTTTCAAAACACAACAAGTTATGAACAAAATTTTCTCATTTCTAAAGAAAAGCAACCGCTACAAGCATCTTGTCGGCGGTTTGTTGGTCGGTCAGTGCGCATTGTCGCCATGGGCTGCCATCTATTCTGCCATCATCGCAGCCTCATGTCTCGAACTCAAAGACAAGCTTCACGGCTGTCCATGGGACTGGATTGACTGGGCTTGCACAGTGTTCGGAGGCTTCATCGCAATGACCATCTGGATTATACTAACTCTTTAATTCTCTTACGCTATGATACGGGTACAAGGAAACAACAACGTAAAGCTCATAGAATGCGTCAATCCTATGCGCAACAAATGGCGCATCCGTTGGGATATTCAAATCTCCACCAACGAAAGCGGAGTACAAGAAGCCTCCTATATGGAGCACGAGTTCAACCACCGCCCTGCCATTGAAGAAGTGAAGAATATCATCACCGAATACTACAACCACATCACGGACCAGAAAATCCTCACTGGCTTTTCGTTCCAAGGCAATGCGGTATGGCTGTCAACAGAAAACCAGTTCAACTACAAAACGGCATACGACCTCGCCATACAAACAAACGGTGCCACATTACCCGTCACTTTCAAGTTCGGAACTGACGACAACCCTGTTTTCCATAAGTTTTCTAACATGGAAGTATTCACAGAGTTCTACACTGCATTAGCTCTGTTTGTCCAACAGACACTGCAAGAAGGATGGGACAAGAAGTTCAACATCAATTGGAGTGCCTATGAAGCAGTGCATAATGATTGATGGAGTGGAAGTCCAATACACAATCGAGACAAAAGCCATATTGACTGTGCTTGGATCGGTTTATATATACCGTCCAGTCACGTTCCTCGATACTATACGCATAGTCTATTTGGGCCTACAACGCAATTACGGCTACACATTCGATGAATTCCAGACTGCGGTAATGAAAGGACAAATAAGAGCCTCAAGAAAACGTGGGCATTATCCGCTCAATGTGGCAACATTGCGAATCCGAAACAGAGTCAAGCACATCAACAAGAAGTTCATACAATCAAAAAAAGTCAAATAATGAGAAAGGAATTATTCAACGCCATAAAAACTAAATTGGCGAACGATGTACCCGAAGTGAAACACATCGACCTATGGAACCACAACGTTGAGTTCATCGAGCAGGAGGACGGCTGGGAGCGACCCGCTGTCTTTGTAGAATTTGCCACTATCGAATGGGCACCGTTTCAAGGGGGTGTGCAGCGCGGTAAAGGCATCGTCAGCATACACATCGTCACAGACTGGACCGAGGGCGAATACGACGCGGCATTCGACATCAGCCGAAAAATACACTCCGCACTTGACGGACTATGCGGAGAGAATTTCAACGGTATGGCATTGGCATCCACCAATACCAATCACAACCACGAGGAAATCCTCGAGAGTATAGACAACTATGCAGTACGCTATTTGCTGAGATAATAACTACAGGTCACACTACACAGACATGATACTGTTCGCTAATGCCACCTAACGGCGTTACAATTCTATTATAACGACATTAAAATGCCCCGGCGGTAACTTCTCCGTCGGGGCATATTCTTTATTTTTCACTTATTTCCGGGTGTTCTGATAAATACTTATCCCTTAACCGTAATCCTAACACAAAACAAATATCGTTTATCGTAATATCATACGGTTTTCCATCTGGCAATGTCCATGTCGGCTCGTTATATACATAATTCTTCAGAGAATTAAAGGCTGGAGTAGAAACCAATGACAAACATGCTGCGTTGGACAACTGCTCCACATCCAAAGCCACCAAAGGGGAATTGTCTGATATATAGCCAAACAATCTCTCCTTGTTCTCTTTCAAGAATTGTTCGCCATTGATTGCCGCAAACAGTTTCTCGCCTGTTGGGTTCAATTTCCGCGGACTTGATTTCATCGAAAAAACTGATGACGATTTTGGGTATTTCTCCACCAATACAGTCTTTATCTTCGTAATGTCGTCACGATGCACATTACATGGCAAGCGATCCATCACGTTTTCCAACTTCGTCACCGATTTCTCTATATTGTCAATGCGGCCAGATGTTTGGTCCATCTTAAATACTTTGGACAATATAAACCATACGCCACCAAGAATCGTGGCGACAGCACCGATTACCGTACAGATAATTTCTATTACATTCATAGTTCTTTTTGCGTTCATTATTGAACACGCTGCAAATATAGCAAAAAGTCCGCAGAAACGCAAATTTCCACGGACTTTTCCTTTCTCATTTCAATTTATATTCGTGTTCAAAATACTCTGCAAGGTTCTCCTCGATGATGTCCTTGACCGCTTGCTCCACTTCTGGCGATGCTCCAAGAAATCTGCGGCGCGGTATCTTAATGCTCTTTCCTTCTTTCATCAGAGCCATGTGCTTCCAGAACTCCGCCTCGGTGCTCAGTTGTACGGTGCGCTTGTCGTTGCGTCTCTCACCATTCTTCTTGCGTCCGAATGAGCCTGTCGCCTCATGGTACTTGTGCCAGAAGAATCGCTTCATCCTCGCCGTCACCTTTATCTCGCCTCCATCGTTGTGTATTGCTGCATAAGGCAGTGTCGAGCAGAACGTGATACTGCTGTCTGTGGTTCGGCTGCTGATGCTCTGCCGCAACTTGCCGGTGTCTATCAGTATGGAACCGCCAGGACGTGTGGGGCTGCTTCTGCGCTGCCACGCCTCGTTGAAGAATGCCTGCCGTTCAAAGTTGCGGTCAAACTCATCACTCAACTCCACCCTAACGTCGTTTAGGATATTGCGGATAATTTTCTGTATGTCCTGGTTCATCGTCAAAGTCGAATTTTAGAAACGTCTGTGCCTCTTGTGGCACTTCGTTCTTAGGGTCACAAGAGGCATTGAGGAGGTTGTAGAAGGTACGCTCACATATACCATAAACAGGATACACGTACCTTCGCCATATCTCGCGGTTGCTGATTCCGCTTTTGGCATGTTGGTCGTATATCCTATTTATGTCTGTGACACGTTTCTGATAGCTTGCTCCTCGCCTCTTGCTCATAAAATGTTTTAGTGTCTGTCTCTTGGTTTATAGGGACGGATGTCATAGCTCATCTTTGCGCTGACGGTTACTCTGCCCGTTCCCTCACATTGGTCACATGTGCATTCTTTGCCAGTCTCCTTGTCGTGGAGACGACCTGTGCCGTAACACTTACGGCACAAGGCCACTTTCGGTTTCTTCTCCACTTCCAGTATCATACGGCATCCTCTTTCTTGGGTTCAACGTAGAATGTCTCGTCCTGCACCACTTGGATACCGCATTTGTTCATCTGAGGAACAATATTCTCCACGTCGCGGTCTGCAAGGAGTTTGTCCTTGGCTATCTCCTCGGTCTGTCGCAGATAGCCAGGCAGGAACTCCTTCACCAGCTGCAGGGCGCTTGCCCATGTGAAGCCTTTCAGGGTCTTCAGCTTAGGTGTGCCAGTACGGAAGCCGATAACGCCATGCGTCATCTCAAGGCTCTTTTTCTTGGTGAACAACTCTGCCTGGTTCTCGGTAGCATAAGCCTGGAGCGTGTCGAAGGCTTTCTCCTTCTCACCTTCCAGTTCTGCCAGCTTGTTGGCATATTTCTCGCGGATCTTGGCACACTGCAATTCAATATCTGCCGTGATTTTCGCACTCTGTGCGTCTGCCTTTGCATAGGCTCCGAACGCGTCTTCGGCTGATTCTCTTGTCACACCGGTAATGATTACTTTCTTTTCTCTTTTTGCCATTGTCGTAAACTTTTTGTTGATTATTATTTTGATTGTTTATCACTCGTCGTCTTCAGGTTCTGACCAGTCTCCTTCTTCCAGTTCCTTGTCTATCTCGTATTCAATACACTCAAGAAATTCGATGTACTGGTCACCTTGGAGTTCTCTGTATGCGATGCCGTGAATAAATTCCATCACCCGCTTCACTTTCTCATTCATGCCTCACCTCCATTTCCAATTGGTACCATCATGTATTCCACTTGTGGCTGTGCTGGAGGTGTCGGTTCTTTCTTAGGTTTCAGACCTCCCTTGCGCTGGATGGAGCGGAGCTTTACCGACAGCTGCTCCAATTCTTCATTGCTTAGTTGGGAGAACACCTTGCCGGCAATACGCTGATCCTGGCAAAATGCGTTGATGCGTGTCCAGTCTGTTGTGTCGATGCCGAGCTTCTGCATCAATCTCAAACACTGGCTTCGATGCTTGCGCTGCACGTCCTTGGCTGTGCGTATCAATTTGGCTGTCACACCTTCGAGTTTGTCGCACATCATGTCGTACTCCTTACGGGTCATATCCCTAAGCGAAGTGGTACGTCCATCGGTGAATTGGCTCACCACTCCTTCCTTGAACTCATCGCCCAGCTCCTTGGTGGCAAACTTGTAGCTCTTTTTGAGTATGCCATAGAAGCGTGCGAAATTGGTTACTTCCTGTGCCATATCTATTTCAATTTTGACAACCTTATTCTTTCACTTAACACCTTCAAATTACATTCAGGACAACACTCCCCCTCATCTTTCAATGGATGAGGATTGTTTCCATAGCCGATTTGGAACTTACCGCAAAGGCAGCAGGTGTATTCACGAACATTGTTCTCATGACCTTCAAACATCACTTTAATGCCACACGAACTGGCAACATCCAGTTCCAGTTTTGCTCCCTTGCTCAATTCCCAGCCTTGCAGCATATAGATGCAATCACACTTCAAAAGCAGGGCAATGTCCACTCTCATATGCTCCATCCAGTGAGCATCCTGCGAAACGCCATTTTCAAATGGGTTCACCGGCTCGTAACCTTTTATGGAGAGATAGCGTGCCGCATGGTCAAAGGTTGCCATACGCTCTTTAAGGTCGTAGTGGGCTATCGCTCCGCTGATATAAACTTTCTTCTTCATCTCAGTTATGTTTAGTTGTTAGACTTGTCATTATAAACCTCCACGGCTTTCTCCGCCCAGATGGTGTAGTATTCACTTACGTTACCAGAATATCGTCCTTGACAGTAAGCACGGAAGCCTTGCGTCCTCACCTTCACGCCGGCTGCGTATTTCAGTCTGATGGCAGGTTTGCCGATTGGTTTGCCTTTATCCTCTTGGCTGACGAAAATGAAAGTCTTGCGCTTGAAGCGGTCTATCAGTGCCCTGGTCAGTAAATATTCCCACCCTGCTTCGTAGGCGTACTGGTAACTGTCCACAATGATAAACTTGGCACTCTTGGGCTTCGCCAGACGTTCTTCCAATGCCTTGATGTCGCCATCGGTAATGAGGCGGAACGAGCCTTGAACGTCAGTCATCTTGAATTGGGCAAGCCGTCGTTGCATCGACAGACCAACGCCCTCTTCCAAGGACACATACAACACGCTGCCTATACCGCAGAGCATCTTCGCAAACTGCATCACAAACGAACTCTTGCCGCTGGCACTTGGTCCGCTGATGAACCATGTGTCGCCCTCTTCAGGCTGACCGAACACGTCTTTCCATTGTCCTTCAAATGGTAGCGCCTTGCACTTGATATTCGCCACATCCTTGGGGCTGTATGCTCGCTTTGCCATATCACTTCTCTGTTTCGATAAGTTCTGATACAACAGCGTCCGCTATCTTGACAGCATACTTGGCAATGAGTTCGGCTGTCATTTCTTCACGATCATGGTGAAGGACTGGAGTTACAAACAATGCAGCCTTGGCCAATTCATAGCGTCGTTGTTCCCAGTCCACCTCGTTATTTCGTTGTCGGCGGTTTATTTGTATAACCGCGTCCATATATTGCATTTCCATCTTTGTCATCATGCCTGCACTCTTTTTAGTTTCTCAATTTCCGTATAAACTCGTCTCAGTCCACCACCCGACTTGCGCACCAAGGTAGCAATATCCGCACCTTCTGGGGCGTTCACCTTTGCCACCACGCTCGCCTGGTCTTTCAGGAACTTCTCACGCTCCTTGCAGTCATCGGGCGTTACCTTCGAATAGCGGTCACCGTATCGGCTGAGCATCTCGGTATAGCCCACTTTCTTGCACTCAATGGAGCGGTTGATTTTGGCTTTCAGCCCGTCAGCACCCATCATATACCAGGCGCAGCATCTTTCTGTAGCGTTCCACAAGGCTTTGAGTTCCAGAAATGCCTCATACTGCAAGTCGCCAGCCTCGTCCAAAATGATGAGTGGGGTGTCGATTGAGCGCAAATAATAAACCAAATCCTCGTACACGTCGCTGTATCTTCCATTGCTGCCAACACCAAACTCAGTGGCTATCTTACGCACCAGCTTCAGTTTGGTCTTCACCTGCGAGCAATCCACATAGATGGCGTTGCGGTGGCCCTGCACATAGTAGCGGGCCGTGAAGGTCTTGCCGATGTTGGGGATGTCACAGAGTATCGCGCTCAGTCCGCTCTGCTGGCTAAACTCCAGCTGCTTCGTGATATAGTCGAAGGTGGCGGTGCGTGCTGGCTTCCATTCAATACCTCCTCTGAGGTTCACACCCAGTCTTCGGGCGATGGTTATCCAGTTGGCTTCGCTCAGTGCCTTCTCTGTCTGACCATTCTTGATGGCGCTATATACCGAGGTGCTGATGCCCAATGAAGCAGCGTGCTTGGCATCGCTCGGATAGTTCGTGCGGTTGGTGGCTATAGCCTCCAATATCCGCTTCTTGTTCTCATTCGTTATCATGTCTCACGTTATTTTAATTGTATTCTAATATCATTCTACAAATCTGCCAACGGGTCAGAAATGTGGTAGGTCACTTCCATTTCCTGCTCGCTTTCCATCGGTGGAAGTTCAAGCGGTGGCGGTGGTGCAGCCTCTTCTGAGTGTTCCGGCTTGGATATGCCAACAGTTGCAATGGCGTTCTTCTTCACGTATGCGTTGAATGCTGCTATCTTCTTCTGCTGGTTCACGAATATCTCCTTGTCCTCGTCAGTCTGCTCTGCATCGGCAGTGTTGAACGTGCCCACGTCCTCGAGCTTGTCGATAAGTCGGTCGTTCTGGAAGATGTAAACGTCGGTTGCGTTGCCGTCCTCATCGGTCAGATAGTAGGCATCCACCTTGTAGTTGTTCGGATCGAGACGTTCCATCACTTCAGTTTTGCTCAACCACCAGTCTTTATATGCCACTCTGCAGTAGCTGTTCCTGCGTATGGAGGTCTCGGTGTGCTCGCCGATGAAGCGTGCCCACACCGATTTGTCCATGGGCTGAAGCGTTGGGTTCATATTGGCTTCAAGCACTTGCCAGCGTGTCATGCCGGGGTATTTCTTCTGATTCGGGTGGAGTGTATTGTTGAACTCCTTGATGTCGCGGATGTCATCAGCAATCAGTTCTTCCCATGTGTAGTACTGTTTGTCCTCGTAGGTGTCATTCTTCTCGTCAAACACTTTCTTGGCCTCCGTGCGGTAGTGTCTGTCCTTGGCATAGAAGCGTCCGATGCCGAGGTGGTTTCTATGCTCCACACGGCGTTTCTTGGCACCGTTCATCGGCTCAGCGTATTTCTCTTGAGAGTTCATCGGGGCGCAGAAACGTACAAATGGGAACAATACTCCTGCCTTCAGGAAACTCTCTTTCCACTGACTCATCAAGTGGTTCTCCACCTCAACCTGCGCCGGGCAACCCCAGCCCTTGCTTTCTATCAGTCGGAACATCGAACGGAAGCAGTCGGCAACCAAGTCCACGTTCTTGTTGCGGTTGTAGGCGTAGCCCACCACGCACTGGCTTGTGACATCGTAGGCGTAGTATGCCTTCGGCCTTGCCTTGGTATCCTTCAGTTTGCGTGGGAGGTCGCGGTCATCGAATGAAATCTTTGAGAACGAAAACTCGGGCGCATGACGATGAACGTGTGGCATCTGCTCGTGCATGAATGTGGTGTAAGAGTCAAGCGAGTGTTCAATAAACAGTCGGTTCTTGGGCTTGTTAAGATAGTTGGTGATGGTGCTTTCGCTCAACGACTTCGGGTCACCGTTTTTGTCGGTCCACTCGCTCGCATCGAAAAGCTCACCAGTCTCTGGGTCATACACGTCCAGCTCACCGCACACAAACGAGTTGTACAATTCCCAAACATTGGTATTGAACGGCTTGTTGGGTAACACGGATATCGAAAGAATCAAACGCTCGGTACGGTAATCCACCTTACGACTTGTCTGGTTGCCGAACTTTCGGCTGATGAGACACTGGTATCCGTCACGCTGGTACTCGTTCACCTTCTTGCGGAAGCGCAACATACTTGCAGGCAATGTGTGCCCGGTCTTCATACGGTAGCCCTCCACAGCTTGCGACATCATGCTCCAGTCATACTTCTGGCCCATCGTCTTCTGTATCGCCTTGGCGTTGTTGTAGAGCTTGATACAAGCATTCAGCACGCTGGCGTTGGTCACATACTCCTTCACATGGGCATCGGTAGCGTGGTCGTGTCCGCACTGGTTGCGCCAGTCGCTGAAATAAGCGACAGCAGCCTGGTCCACCTCGTAGTTGGCATCAAGCCAGGCAAGCAACACCTCAAGCGACGGGTCCGGATAAATCTCCTTGAGTTTGTCTTGATAAGCATCGGGCAGACTGCTAACCGCGATGAGCGCATAGCCGCCTCTTCCACCACGACGCACAATGTCTATGCGACCGCGTGCAGAGAGCTGCTTGTAGTTGGGTACGGTCATCACACCGCCATCCACAAGTTCCCGCATCGAGATGCAAAGTCTGTTATCGTGGTACTCCATAATTCTGCCTCCCGATTATTCGCTTACAATTTGAAGCATGGTATCAAGATTCTTGGGCGTGAGTTGAGCCGCCAGCTGCTGGATATTATCCATATCGCGTAACTTGATATTATCCCAACGCGAAACACACTCACCTTTGTAGAACAACTCTGTATTACCTGTACTCTTGTCGGTTTCCAGTTTTGCTCCATTAGGGAAGTACTGGCTAATCATACCGTCATAGTCATACAACACTTCCACTTCTGGGACAACAGCCATCACGATACCACCCTTCTGAAGGGCAAACATACGAATACGTTTTGCGCAGTCTGTGTCGCCACGATATTTATCAAAGAGAAGAGCATTCCGCACTGTGCGGTCACCCACCTTGAACACTTTCGCCAGTTCTTGGCGAACCTCTTTTGTTACATGAATGTACTTTTTCATATCTCACTTGTTTTAATTATTAACATATTGGTGGAGCTTGGGGAGTCGACCCCCACATGGCTATCCAGCGCACGGCAAACCTGCCACTCCTGCGGTCTTTCCCGCTGTCATCCGAGGCCAACCCTGCCGACTATCCAGTGCGGAGGCTGACTATCCAGTGCAGCACCCAGGGTCTCCGTGTTATCCTGCAATCATTTTACCTCGTTTATTTTCGGTCTAACGCTACATCCGTAGCAGGACATCAGTCGTCTTATCAATCTCGCCACATAACATTCTGGTGCTGTAAATACGATGCCGTCCTCTTCTGTGTAGCTGAAACTAACACCATCCATTATCAGAACCATTGCCACCTTGTGCTTCACGCTCTGCGTCTGCCACTCCTTTATTTCTGTATCGTTCATATTCTTTAATTGCAAAAATTCGTTATTCTCGACCTTTTTTCGTATCTTTGGCCGCTCGTTCATATTGGAACACGCTGCAAAGATAGTGATAATTTTCAACCCGACAAACATATTCGGGGATTTTCTAAAGATGATCACAAAAAAAACATAGCTGTACCCGTCCCGAATAACAGCCACGAAGGTATTCCTCTTATCCCCATTGACGCTATGGCAGGTGCTTTGACAGACGAGAGAACCGTACTTGAATACGAGTGCGAACGATATGTTGTGCCAGCATTTAAAGGCGCAGACTTTCTCATTCCCGTAAAAGGGTCAAGCATGTACCCCAAATATAGTTCAGGTGATATTGTCGCTTGCCAACGAGTTCCCATGTCAGATTTGTTCTTCCAATGGAATAAAGTTTATGTTATAGACACAAACCAAGGCGCACTCATCAAACGAATAAAACCTGGAAGCGACAAAGACCACGTTCTCATCGTATCGGACAATGAAAAATACGACCCTTTTGAGTTGCCATACTCTGCCATTCACGCAGTAGCCTTAGTCATCGGTGTTATAAGGTTAGAATAACCCCATACACATACCCCTCCAACGCCATTAGAACCCCGTTTGGAGGGGTGTACCCCCTCTATCGAGGCTTCTTCCATGTAAGAATCCCCATAAATACAAGGTTTTAGCCCGATTCACGCCCATTTCACCAATATTACAAATGGGTAGTTTCCCCCACCCGATCCCTTAAAACCATCCTTTTCCCCCCCCTCTATCCTACCCCCAAAAACCCCGAATGTGTAACCCCTAATTTCCGAAAATGTAACCCCTATCTGTAACC